CCCGTGCTATGGGCTAAAAAGGCTAAGTATTACAACCCTGCAGATGGTAATTTCTGGGTATCTCAACGTGAGTTATTCGAGATGGATACATTAAGGAAGTCGATCTATGGCACTACTCAGGATTAATTGCCGTGTCTGCGCCAAGATCGGTAGCGGTATGCAAACTCATAAAATCGTAGATGAGTTTATTAACTTGCCGCCTAACGTAGTTTGCGTTCAATGCTTAGGCTGTGGCGTTATGGGCATTGAGATGTTACTCGATACCGAAAGGATGCCCGATACAGATGCCTAGTTACTTATACCGCTGCGATAAATGTGGCGCAGAACTAGAGATGAATCACCCGGTAAGTACACACGGAGATGCCGCACCTTTGTGCTGCAGCTACCCAATGATGCGCGTATTTAGCGCGCCATCGATCATATTCAAAGGAACAGGATGGGGTAAAGATAAATGAGCAATCCAGAGATGCGTACGATATTGCAGGATCTAAGGGAATTACTAGCTAAAGAGATCGAGCATAAGTTCATGCCGTTACATGTATGCCAGGTATGCGACAACATAGCCGTAGGCGCGTTAGTTGAGCAGATCGTTGCCACGATTAGGGGCGATAATGATTAATCCTGATGATTGGAAAATGGCCGAACGCATAGCCGAAAACAGCAAAACACACAGAACCCCACAGGATGTTATTGCGGCCTTTGAGGATCTTATGAAACAGGTAGATTCGGATGATAACGATGACTAAGCGACTGGGTGAACAGTTTTACACAGTTGAGGATAAAGGTGTTTATAACTCATGCTGCGACTCAATACAGTTTAAGTACCTGTGCAAAACCTGTGGACAGAACGCAGGATGCTATTTCTGCAGCTTTAACCCAGATGAAAAGCACGAGTGCGATGAGCTGTGACACGCCCAAGATCACGCGTAAATTGAAATGGATTTGGTGGTATGTGCTACCATCTAGTCTTGTAATAGCATCTATTAATAATGCTTATGCTATTAATAATAATGATATAGAGAAAGAAAAATATAAATTATATTCTCATATCAAACTAACTAACAGTAGGCAATACCTATGCTTAGAGAAGCTTTGGCATTTAGAGTCACGATGGAATCCATTAGCTGATAACAAACACAGTACAGCGTATGGGATACCACAGCTGTTAAAGCTAAAGACTAAAGACCCTTATAAGCAAATAGATGCAGGCCTTATCTATATTGCTAAACGTTATGGCACACCATGCAAGGCTTTGGCGTTCCATCTAAAGACCGGACATTACTGATGGCTAAGCGAGGCGATCCACGCAGTCAACGTAAGTACAAGGCGATCAGGCTTACAGTCCTGGCCAGGGATCAGTACACCTGTTACTACTGCAACCAACCAGCTCATACAGTCGATCACATAATCCCAGTATCTAGATCAACTGAGGCAGAGGCTTATGATCCTAATAACATGGTTGCCTGCTGTAGTCGATGCAATAGTAGGCGTGGATCTCGTAATCAGGCTGTTTTTTTAGCACAGACGGCTACCCCCCCTGCCTTTTCGTCCAATTTATCCCCGAACGTGGTTGAAACGGTTCACAAAGGCCCGATGACTGGTAATCTGTAGAAAATGACCCTAGAACTTGTACAAAGCCCACCAGCCCTTACGGGGGCTGTTCTACCTAGGCTGCATACGCCATGGCTTGAAGGCGAATCTAAGGTAGATGTCATAATTAAACTTGCTGAGTTAATCGGCCAGCCCCTTTTAGAGTGGCAGATCGTAATTCTGCGAGATATGTGCGCCGTAGATGAAAATGACCTGTTTATAAAAAAATCTAGCTTGTTAGTTTGCAGCCGCCAGTCCGGTAAAAGCCATGTTCTGCGTATGCGCGTACTTGCAGGTTTATTTTATTTTGGCGAGATGAATATCCTTATTATGAGTTCGCAAATGCTTATGGCCTCTAAGTCGCTGGAGATTATGGCAGGCATTATTGATCGCAACGAGTTTCTACGCCGCGACGTAAAAGGCGGCAATATCGAGAAGGCTTACAAGCGCACTAATGGTAATAACCGAATCATCCTAGAATCGGGCGCAGAGGTTCGAGTAGTAGCTGCGACTGCAGACTCTAGCCGCGGTTTAACTGCCGATGTGGTTTGGATCGATGAGCTGCGCCACGTTGGTACAGAGGCGTTAGATGCGGTAAAAAGTACGACTCTAACTCGACCTAATTCGCAGCGGTTCTACACCTCTAACGCTGGCTTTAAAGATAGCCATGTACTAAATGACATGCGCGAAAGATCGCTAAACAAGCCGCCTAAATCGGTGGGTTATTACGAATACAGCGCGCACGATGGCTGTGATATTTGGGATCGATCAGCCTGGGCGATGGCTAACCCGTCATTAGGCTTATTGATAACCGAAGCCGCCATGGAGGAGATAGTTGCTACCTCTGATTACAGCGCGGTAATGACTGAGAACTTATGCAAGTGGGTAGGCACAGACTTGTCACCCTGGACACCTGGCAGCTGGGAGGAGTGTGCCGATCCTAATCTTATTATCAGCCCTGGCATGTACTCGATGTTTGCCTTTGACCTAGAGCCACACGCAAAACGCCACGCAGCTTTAATGGCTGGGGCTATATTGCCCGATGGCCGAATCGGTATCAGCCTGGTTAAAACATGGGAATCAGATCGTGCGATCGATGAGCTAAAGATTGCCGTAGATATTAAAGGCTACTGCGATGAGTGGATGCCTAAGCAAGTCCTGTTCGATAAATACACCGGGCAGGCTATTGCCGATCGCTTACATGTATCAGGCGTAAAGGTAGAGGATTGCTCAGGCTCGCAGTTCTATACAGCTTGTTCGACCTTTAAAGATTACATAGACAATAAGCGCGTAGTTCACGGCGATCAAGAATTCTTAAATGAGTCCATGGATAACGTAGCTGCTAAAAGTAACGATCAAGCCTGGAGAATTATTCGCAAGCGATCCAGCGGCAGCGTAGCCGCGCCCATCAGCGCAGCCATGCTGGTCATGCACCTATCTAAGCCAATGCAGGAAGCCAAGATATACGCCTAGCGACACGCCGAACAGAATCGGTAATGTGCTTGACAATTTGAGAAAATCGCCCTTATGGGATTACTGGAAACTTTAGGCTTTAAGGGTAAGGCAGAAGTTACTGCCCAATACGCCCCTGCCATAATGGATAGTAGCTACGGCGTAGGCATGTACAGCTATAACAGCGGCCTATCTAATTATGGTTATGGCGTTGCGATGGATCGCAATCTAGCTTTGCAAGTTGCCAGCGTTAGCCGCTGCCGTAACTTAATTGCTGGTGTTATTTCCAGCATCGATCTTGGACTATACAAAAAATCTACAGGTAAAAAATTAGAATCCCCGGTATGGCTAGATCAAATGGATATTCGCCAACCACGCAGCGTTACGATCGCCTACCTGGTCGATGCGTTGCTGTTCTATGGCGTGGGCTACCTACGCGTATCGTCTTTGTACCAGGATGACAATCGCCCATCAGGTTTTGAATTTATATCTAATACACGCGTTACCGTAACTACAAACAAGTACGGCGATGAAGTTGAATATTATGCAGTCAATGGCGAACGCGTACCGATGTCTGGTATTGGTTCGCTAGTTACATTTCAATCGCTACTGCCTGGCGTATTACAAACTGGCGGCCGCACAATACAAGCTGCGTTAGATATTCAAAAGGCTGCAGCTGTTGCAGCTGCTACGCCAATGGCCACTACAATCTTGAAAAATACTGGTGCAGATTTACCAGAAGCGCAAGTACAAGGTTTACTAGCAGCTTGGAAATCGGCGAGAAATTCGCGTTCAACTGCATATTTAACTAGCACCTTAGAGGCGCAAAATATTGGCTTTAGCCCTAAAGATATGACCTATAACGAAAGTAGCCAATACCTTGCTACAGAGATTGCGCGCTTAATGAACGTGCCTGCGTATTATATTTCTGCAGATATGAATAATAGCATGACGTATCAAAATATCTTAGACGGCCGTAAAGAATTTGTAGCTTACTCACTACAGCCATTTATAAGCGCAATCGAAAACCGTTTAAGCATGGATGATCTAACTGCGCACGGTAACGTAGTGCGTTTTGCTATTGATGAAACTTTCTTACGCGCAGATACTATGGCGCGTTTAGATGCAATCGAAAAAATGTTAAACCTAGGTTTGATAGATGTAGAGCAAGCACAATCTATGGAACAGTTAACGCCAAATGGATCAGGAGATACTGCAAATGTTGCACTTAACGTTTAATAACGCGATCGAGGCGGCCGATGGAGATCGCCGCATGATCTCAGGCAAAATCGCGCCATACAACGAGGTCGGTTATACGTCTGCTGGCCCGGTTGTATTTGAAAAAGGATCTATCGCAATTCCAGATGCAACAAAAATTAAATTGCTAATGCAGCATGACAGCACTAAGCCAGTAGGCCGTGCTACAAACTTTAGCGATGGCACAGATGGCATTTATGCATCTTTTAAAATTTCAAGTAGCAGCCGGGGACAGGATGCACTTGTACTAGCTCAGGAAAACCTTGTATCTGGTTTATCCGTTGGTGTGGATGTATCCGCATCAAAGCAGATGAAAGGCTACCTGTTAGTT